TATTAAGTTTACCTTCTTCATTCATTATCATTAGCCTATCATCTCTTGTCTTTACAATTTGTATGTAACCATCTACAAATGATTGTAACTCTTTTAAAGTGAATGTCTTATTGTTTTTTGGCTTAACGCTTTTAACGTCGCCATAAGTATTTATTAGTTGTGCTTTCATAGTTTTATTTTTAAATATTACAAAGGAGAGCAAGAGTATTAACTTATCGTTGGCTTATGCCTTTATGCCCTCCCTCGTAATAACTTGTTTTATTTATTTAGTTGTTGTTTAATTATATCCTTTGCTCCCTGCCAAGCATTTATTTGACTTTGCAGTTTGCCTTCTTTAGTTTGAGTCTTGTTTATGCTGTTAGATTCCCAAGTTCTTATTGATGCTTTCCAATCTTTCATTGGGTTCTTTCCAACCTTCCAACCGTTACTTTCATAAAAGTTAAAAAACTTAAACACATCTACTTTGTTTTGCCTTTCCTGACAGTATAGCTCTAACTCTTCCATAGATGGCTTTTTAAAGCGTTTTAAGACAGGTTTGTCAGAATCTGATATCTCTGTGACGTTTACGCCTTTAATGTTATATAGGTCATATTTGTCTATTAGCTTTATAACTGCCTGATGAGGTCTTGAATTAGCATTTAACTCGCCATACTGAAACTCTATAAACTTTGGAACAAACCATCTCTCACCGTCATCAAAGATTCTTATCTGAGATGCAAAATGTTTTATAGCTTCCTTCTCGCTTATCTTGCTGCCAATTCTAATTGACGCTACCTCAAAGTCTGTCTCCCATACTCCTGCGTGGTTACAATCGTCTAGTATATATAACCACAGCAGTTTGTATTTTGTAGGTAGGTTACGGATAAAACCTTTCTTCCACTTATCTGTATCTGTAAATCTCTTAGCCATATTATTTATTTTTATAGTAAGAAGCTAAGTGACTGTTTACTATTTGCTTATGAGCCATAGAACCATCATAGTTGTCAGATACATCTTCAAAGTCATCAAAGTCATCATCTTCGTACTTTACTATAACATCACTATTGCAGTCTCCACAAAATCTAAACTCATCACCATACTCGCTTTCTTTTAGTTCGCCCTCACAGTAGTAACAGGTCTCACCGCCTTCTTCGTCTACTACAACCTCAGAGTCTTTTTGCATATCTTGGAACCAATAGTTTCTGCTAGCACCGCCAAAGTCACCCCAATCTAAGTCGTTCCACTTGTTAGTGTATTCGTGTTTGTATAGCGTACAGCCTAGCTCGTTGACAATATGAGTAACCATATCTAAGCAGTTGTTAGCGTCTAGGAACTCTACAATCTCTTGGTCTGAGTGTGGCGCAAAGTAACCGCAGGACATATTAGCTACACATACACCTATACCGTTCTCTGCTAGCTGACCTACGTCTGTGATAGCACCTGATGTTTCTTGATAACCGTACTTGGATATGATAGGCACAATGTCTTCTGCAAAAGCAAGACTGTATAAGGTACCGCTGATAGAGTTGACAAAGTCTTTGTTGCCTCGTCTGTCACCTTGCAAGCAATAACCTACGTCTTTGAACCAAGACATATTAGCTTGTCGGCTACCTACACAACCTATTTCTTCTGAGTGAAAGAAAGCACACTTGATAATGTCTTGTGATAATAACATCTGTAGTGCTAGCCATATACCTACCTTGTCGTCACCACCTACACCTACTTGTGTGCCTGATTCTGCATTGAATGCAAACAAACAGTTGTCGTCGTCAAATACTTTGTAGTGCTTGTGTATGTCGTGTACAGTATCTGTATGCGAAACAATACAAGGGTAAATGTCTGAGTCACCTTTGGTTACATAGATATTGTTGTTGTCTACTTGAATTTTTGCTGTGGGTACGTTCTTGATGCAGAAATTAATAATGTACTGTATCATCTGTTCTTCTTTACCGCTTGAGGTTTGAACTGATAATGTGTCTATTAGTAATTGCTTGCGTTGTAATAATTTTTTTGTCATAGTGTTTTTGTGAGTATTAGTTAGTAATTAGTTAGTTACACAAATATAAGAATAATATATGAAACTAACAAATAATTTTATAGTTGTTTTTAGATAATTTAAAGAGGGGGCAAAAACATTTAATCGGTTATTGTTAGGCGTCGTGCCAACCCCCTCTCTAAAATTTAGAATGGTAAATCCCCTTCTGTACTTGTATTGTCTACTGTGTCAGGTTTAGGTGGTTCGTAAGTATTCTCATAAGCATAGTGAGTTGCTCCTTTCTCAGAAACCTCTCTACGTTCTGCTATTGTAATATTTACCCAACCTCTCTTTGCCATCTTTTGTAGGTCTTCTACTTTAAAGCTTGCGTTAAACAAGTCTCCATACTGTGTAGTAACTTTCTTAATACTACTTGCTACATAATTTTTATCTGCCATATTTTTTTAATTTATATTTAGACATATCATTTTTTACAATTTGCTTTTCTTTTAGGTTATAATCTTCTATTGGTTTTTTTAGTTTTTTATTATATTCTATTAAGCCGCTATTGTTAAAGTAATTATCTAATTCTATTTGATTTATTTTAATTTTATTATCTTCTTCTTTTAATGTTATAAGACTATCTACAACATTCCTTCCTTCTTCTGTCATATATGCTATTCACTTTTAGATAGTAAAGACTCTATAGCCTTAAAGTTTTCTTCACCATCTACTACTATAGCATTTGATTCTAGGTCTACCTCAACTATATCTACTACATCTTTAACATCTATGTTAAGATAATTAGCAAGTCTTTGCATTTGGTAGTATCTTAAGTAGTAAGGCTTCTCTACATATTTTTCTATTGTTGAGCCTTTTATATTTAATATTCTTCCAAACTTTTGTTTAGATATTCCTCTGATTCTTAGGATAGCTTCTAACTCATTTCTTGAAGCCCTAACTTTTTCATAATTGTTTTTCATTTTAAAAGTATTTTTTTTTATTAATAATGGTTTTAATTTTATTTTTAGCAACTAAAAAATTAGTTTGATTGTCTTGATAAAACTTTTTAGTCTCATCACCTAGCAGTCTTTGAATGTCGTCCTCTATCAGTTCTCCTAAGAACTTGTCTCCATACCATACAGAGTATGTAAATGCTCTTGTAGGGTTTCGTATTATGCTAACTACTAAACATTCCGTTTTTGACGAACTGTTGGTATTGGTCTTTGGGGTCTGATTTAACTTCATTTTCTTTTAATAGTATTATTATTTCGTCTGCTTCTATTTCACTAAAATCTTTATCGTAAATTCTATTTGCTATTTGGTGCTGTTCGTTGAGTGGTAGTGCGGTTCTAGGTAAGAGGTTGTCAATGTAATCTATCTGCCAATATTCTGCTTGTTTAGGCTTTCCATCAACAACCTCATCAAACCAATTATTATTCACTAGTCTACCATTTCATCTTGACCGAACACTCCTTGCTCATAGAATCCTGCTATCTTAAGTATTACTCTTGACATAGCTCGTTTCTCAGCCATAGCAACAGGAAACTTTTTACCACCTCCCATTAGATTAGAATCAGATGCTTCACCAAAAGACATCATATTTCTAGTTGTTTTGCCTTGTTGTAGACTTGCAGTAGCTCTCATAACTACCCAATCTTTTTCCATTACAACAGGTTCGTAAGCTACTTGTATGTTTTGTTTGCTTACTATCTTGTCTATACCTGTTCTTGTAATAATAACAAAGCCTCTTTTATCTTTGTATACATCTTCTTCAACAAGATTGTTTTCTAAGAATAATCTTCTTAGTGCGTCCTTTTTAGTTTCTTTAACTTCAGGTTGCGTGTTTTTTATTTTCTTCATATTAGTTTTAGTTTTATTTAATTAATTTTAACCAAATGGTATGCTTGCCATTTTAGCTCTGTACTCATCTGCCTCCGCCTCTTTCCTATCATCTATCATAAAGTTTCTGTAATCATAATCCATAATAGGTTCTTCAAATTCTTCTTCGCATCTACAACAAACGTAAAAGTTAAATCTATCATAATCTCCGCGTTCTTCGTAATCTGCGCCACAACAACTGCTTACTTGATATGCCATAATGTATGTGTTTTCGTTAATACTTAGTTAGATAATTCTATGCAAAGATACAGCTTTTTTTGTAAACACCAAATAATTTATAAGTTATTTTTAAAAAAATGCGGTTTAACCTAGTATTTATCTTTATCCTTATCTTTATATTTATCTTTATCTTTATATATAAGGGTATTAAATACCCTATGTAAAGGGTTACTTAAGGGTTAAAAATAATGTGTTAATCTTGCTACCTGACCGCTTTCTTTATCGTGAACAAAAGCCTCGCAAGCTTTGTATGCGCCGCAAAATCCTTTGCGCGAGTGCCAACTATCAGCAGATGAAGGACTTCTCATATACTCAACAGTAACGCCAATATAATCTTTAGCGTCTAACCATTTGTGTTTTACTTTGTGGTGAATGTGATGTAAATACCAATATCTAAATTTACTTTTGCTCCACATCTCAGGCTTTTCTTGTGCCATCAAAAGAGGTAATTTATCCATTTTAGCACCGTCTCCGTGTTCTAAACCAATAAGATTATTACCATATTTATAATATTTTCTGTTGGCTACCGTTATATCAAAGCTAACATCTTTAGTTTTTCTAAACCAACTCTTTAATGTGTGTGCTAAATGAAAGCCACTTTGGTAATCGTGATTACTCATACTATGTATAACATCTACAGGAGCTATATGTCTTAATGTTTCTATACATTTTACATAAAGCATTAGAGCAATCTCATAGTGTTCCCACCACTTGCCATCAGTATCTTGATGAGTGCCTTTTGTAGTTGTATTATACACATTATCAATGTGCAAGACATCATTACCTACACAAAATAATACCCTGTCAATGTCAAATCCCTTTGACTTTTGTATTAATCCTTCTATGCCTTCTAATACTCTAACTACAGCAGTTTCACAGTCATATTGCTCTCCTGTTTCTAGCTCGTTAGCATACTTACCTATATGAATGTCTGCAGGATTTATTACAAGAAGATGATTTCCTTTAGTATGTTTTATAGTAGTATAAGTAGGAGAGTATTCTTCTATGAAGTTATTTATTTTTTTAAAGATTTGATTTTCACTTAGACCAAAATCTTCCTTTGTGACGATAGAGAATCTTAAATCTCCACTCATACTTTGCCAATGTTTCACACTAACAACATCTTTCTTATCTATCCCTCTTTCTTTTAAGTGTATATCTAGCGCAGTATTTCCATTAATGTTTTCTAAATTATCACCTCTGAACTCATTAATAAGCTCAACTTCTTCGGCAGAAAGCCTCAATCGTTTTCCTTTTAATTTTTCTAGCATAATTTATAATTTTAGTTTTAGTAAATATATAATAAAAAAAACCTTATAAATAGAAAGAGTGAGAAGTTATTAACCTCTCACTCTTAATTACTGCTAACTAAAACCCACTATGAAAACACTCAGAGAAGGATTACAAAGTTAACTATATTTATTTAATAAACAAACTATTTCTTTGCTTTTACAGTATCAGCAATACCCTGACCTAATACAAGCGCCATAATTGAGTATAATATTGATTCTGTCTGAACAGGGTCTAGCCCAAATGTTTCTTGTAAAAATGTTACTATTACAGCAACAATAGTATACCAAAACTTTTTTGACCTTAACATTTGTCCAACAAGATACTTCTCTAAAAACTTTTTCATTTTATCTATTTTTAATTACTAATTCAATTTTATTTTCCATCTTATTATCTATGATTGTTTTAATAAGAAGATTATGAGCATTTTTACTTTGATATATTACATCATCACCCCTCATCATTCCTGTTAAAATACAACCCCTACTATCTTTTGCAGAGTTACCACGATGAAACAATATGTATGTTCTATCAGGTACATCTTCTACAATAAGGTGTGTGTAATCACGGCTTGCGCTTTCATCAGCATATCTTACCCTACAATCATACACTCCTTTAGGAATGCAAGATATACCTTTTTCATTGTTTTTCCAAGGAAGTTCTAATGTATGTGCTATAAACTCTCCATTTAGATATAGCTTACCAATAATAGATTTATCAGTAAAAGCATCTCTTACTAGGAATAAATTACAACTATTCATTAAAAACAGCGTAAATTCGCACTCCTTTTATCTCTTTTATTAGTTTTTTGGTACTTTTTACTTCAACTATTTCGTCCATATATTTTGGATTCTTAGAGTTTAACTTTCGTTTTTTAGCCATATTATGTAGTTACCACCATAAATTCAACATCACAAGCGGCAGTATTTGACTGTCCATATATATGAGTAATGTCAGCTAATGCTCCAAATGTAGACCCTGTAACAGCGTCCATTTCATTATTCATTAGCAACAAGCTTTCTCCTGCAGCTATTTTTAACCAAAAACTATCAGCACCATTGAATAGTCTTAAAGTAACAAAGTTAGTATCATCTAAATTAGTTATTCTAAAATAAACATAATCTGCCGCAACTCCTGTTCCTGCGCTGTCAGTAGCGTCAAACATAAATAAAGTTGTAGATGATGTTGCAACATTCATTATTCTTTGGTCAATCTGTCCTTTAGATGTAAATACTTTATTTGTAGTATTACCATAACTAACACCATTTAATGTGTAAGATTCTGTTATAGTTACTGTTAAGTCTGATGCTGTTACTGTACTTGCCATATTATTTTCTTGTTATTATAAATTTGTAAATTGAGAATGATATAGCCACAATTAAAGATATTGTCGTTAGCACTTCATTTACTTCTGCTAATGATATTCCTATTGCTCCTGCATTTGCCATTCCCACCTGTATCGTATCTTCTATTGTATCTCTCATTTTATGTTTATTGTTAATTGTCATATCCTACTTCTATTCCTACTTTAAAAAATGATGTTGCTGCTATACTGCACTTAACCATAGCAAACAACACATCACCTGCTGCTAAAGTAGTTTCAGGAGTTAAATTCCTATTTACTACTACCTTATCATTATCTGCCAAACCTGTAATGCTTAATTCGTTTAAAAGAGTTGGTGTTACAGGGTCTAAAACTCCTGAAACAAAAGTTACCTTACATAATGCAACAGTTACTACGGAAGTTGTAGTAGAGTTTGCTAATAAATAAATACTTTGCAAAGTACAAGCATTGTTTATTACTATTGATTTTACTTTAAAAAATTCACCAACATTTAAAGTTGCGCCACCAACAGTAGAAGCTCCATATCCTTGATTATATTGATTTGTTACTTCGTCAGCACTCATATCTGAACCATAATAATAATTGGCATTTGATGCGGTTACATAACCTTGTATATCAAAGCTTTCTGTTTTTATTTGATTTTTTTCTACCCAAACTAAACTACCATCAGTATTAGCAGTTCCTGAACCTATATTTTTACTTAATAAAGTGTCATTGTTTGCAGACTCAAAACCTTTAGGGTTATGTCTGTTTACGTCTGTTAAGTTTTTATGTTCGTTAGATGCCATTTATTTATTTTTAACAATCAACACAACCGCAGTTGCAATTTCCATTTGCATAAGTTGTTCCACAACCATAACAACCTTCTACACCATTGTAGCCATATATACTATCATAAAATATCATACCGTGATTTTTATATGTTCTATTTGACTGATTTGGTTTGTTAGACTCATAAGTAGGATATAAACCTGCTTGGTCTGTACCGTTTAAAAAATCCATCATATCATTTGCAAAAATTTCTGCTTTTCTATATGTGTCTTGTTTAAAAGCATTATAATCTGAAGGAGTAATTATTCTTGAAAACTCATCTATGTTGTGAACTACACCACTAGAAGTTATATTACTCATTATATCATTAACAACTTCAAATCTTGTAAACCAACATAAACAATCTTCTAGGTAATAGGTCATAAAGGTTTGATTAGCAGTGCTTAAAGTTCCTCCGTCATTTTGTAACTTTAATTCTTCATAAAACTTATCACCCAACAATGGCCTTAAATGAGCTAGTTCAGACAATACAAGTGTATTTTCAGAAACTAAAACAGGGTCTGTATTTTTATTAGTAAATGTTTTGCTAATAACCTCTCCTGCTGTAACTAATGTTTTGTATTGTTTTGTATTTGCCATTTTATTGTTCTACTGTTATTTCTTTTGATTCATCTACCTCACCATCTCCATCATCATCTCTCTCTGTTACAATAATTTCTCTGTCTGCAACAAACATATCGCCATCTTCTAACATAGGTAAATCTTCATCTATTAACATTCTTTGTTCGTTAATAGTCAGTACCTCTCTAATGTCTACGTCATTAGCGTATGAGATTGGCGGTTCATAATGAATTTTTAAATCTCTAGGGTCATAACCCATTTCATTATAAAGAACCGTTCTAATTCCATTTAATATTAATTCAGAAGTGTCTCTAATTACAGTAGTCATAACCAAATCGTATGCTATTCTAATTTCACTTCCTGTATTATTCATTTTTCCTGAACTTACTATACCTGATAAAGATGGTTGCCATCTGTTAGCGGTAATTATATTTTGGTCTGTAATTTGTTGTAATTCTATCCAACTTCCTTCTTGGTCGTCTTTTATTATTTGTACGTTAGCAGGAGATGTATCACCATTCTTAACTATAAATAATATTTTACCATTGTTGCCTTCACCAACAAATTTTCTTTGTGCTTCCTTAACCATCTTCTGAGCTTCTTCTTCGCCCATATCTCCACTAATCTCTACAATAGCAGAAGGCTGAAAGCCATTTAAAAACTTAGTATGATTCCATTTACCGATTTCATAATCTACTGCAATATGCTCTAGTGCAGCAACATAATCAGGCAGCCCATAAAAGTTAAACGTAGGCTCATAATCTTTAAAATGTATTACAAATTTATTATGCGCTACTCTTGGGTATATAGGTAATCTATACATTTTATCCTCATTGTTCCAATACTTACACCAATCAGGATTTACATAAACTTCTTTTTTTGTTTTAGACATTCTAACTGTTGTAGCGTCTAAGTGATAAAGGTTTACACCTCCATCATATTTTACACATTCCATATACGCATTACCAAACGTATAATAGTCATCTGCTAATTTTTTAAATACATCTCTTAATGATTCTTGATTTGCATTTACATCTTCTATAAACTCTCTTAAAGGTTCATTATCACAAACAAATTTTGCACCACTTGTAAATACAGTTTTTTGTGCAAGTACACTTCTATGTGTAGATGATTTTCTTTTTAGCTCTGCTAAATATTGAGGAAATAAATTATCATTACCAAATGGAACCCACTTGGTAGATATGTTTTTTAAATTTTTTGGTTCAGTAATATTTGGTGGGATAGCTAAATCAAAAACCCCAAACTCAAACGTATTACTTTTCTTAGTCGTCTTTCTTAACTGACTTTGATTTTTTGTTTGTTTCTTTAACGGTGCTTTTCTCATTTGATTGATTTGTTTTTTCAATTTTATCTACATATAATTTTCCGCCATCTATTTCCTCGTAGATATGAGCAAGTTCTTCTTGAGTAGCATCATTCCATCTAACAAAATAACCGCCATAAAAGCTAGTCCCTGTGCCTTTATATGTTTCTTTAACCGAATAATTTGCCATAATTAAATATATTTTTAAGTGAGGTAAACTTACAAAATTTTTATTGTCTTTGCAACCACACATATTAAAAGATATTTAGCAAGGGGTTTCCCCCTCGCTATTTATCTAAAATTGATTAAGCAGTTGTTGCAGTTACATCATTTGCTAAAACAGTAATTGCTGCCGTGTATTCTCTAGGCAGTTCAAATTGTCTTGCAGTTAAAGTAACTGTAACTCCGTTTTCGTCTGCATAAGCAGCTCCACTTCCTCCTTCTATTGATGTTAAGTTTGCATAAGTTTGGTTTCTGTCCCAAGAGTCAGCACCTACACTTTGGCTTTTATATTTCTCACTTAAACCAATCACCATTTTTTTACCACTATTTAGCTCTACAAGTGCAACAGCACAAGCAGGCTCTATATCAGTAAGTTTATCAAAGGCACTTCCTTGAATATTAGGAAGATAAAAAGATAAAGCGCACTCATAAGATGTGCTTCCTCCTTCTTTTGCTCCTGTTATAGTAAGAGAAGCTGTTTCATTCTTAAATTCAAATCTAGCCCAAGGAGTACCTGTGTCTGCTACAATGCTACTATACGAGTGAGTACCTGCACCACCTGCAGTAACCGTGTCTATATTTGTCAAATCTGTTATAAGGATTTGTCTAATACCACCAACGGCTTGTAAGTCACCACACGCTACTAATAATCCTGTATCTATTGCCATATTGTTTTATTTTAAAGGTTAATAATTATTTAATTAAGCAAGCTCCTGTTACTAAAGAGTTCCAACCATATTGGAATCCCATTGTAAAGTTAGCTCTAATATACATATTATCAGAAACCTCATCATAAAACATTTTTAATTGATTATCAGGGTCAGTTACATTTGAACCAATCATTAAATTGTCTTTTGCAGCATAGATACAACCATTCTTAGCATTTTTAGCAGCACCTGAACCTGTCATATTTGGCATTAGAAATAAAGCAGGGTTTAAAGCTGTTAAAGCTGTATCCCACTCATACATACATACTATTTCTACACCTCTGAAACGTAGTCTTGGGTAATTAACACCTGACTGAGCTTCTGAATGTCCATAATCAACTGAACCTGCTGTTGGAGCAAGAGCTGTTAAAGCACCATAATACGCATTATAAATGTTTGGAGTTACAAACATTCTTTTTTCTGATGCAGGAATTTGTTGTAATTCTGCAGGAGCAGTATCAAATACGCTAGTTAATAATTGAGTTGCATCTAAAGCTGTAATAGCTCCACCTACAGTATTATAATTAGCTGCAGCACCATTAGTTGCAGTAACCTCATTTAATCTAGTTCCACTAACTGCACCACCTGCTGATAAAGCTTTCCATAGACCATCAGCCCACTTGTAAGAACAAGTTGCACCTGAAGCATTAACTGATGAATCACCTGCCCACATATTTCTAACAACATCTGATTGAACACCACTTCTTACTCTGCTTAAAATTACATCAGCTAATTGTGTTCCTGTTAAGTCAGGCATATTTAATCCTGATTTGTAAGACTCAACGATAAATTGGTCTTTAAATTCGTCCCAACATTGTACTTGTTTTACCGATACATTTTCTACTGTAATTACCTTTGGAGCAATAGTAAATCCTGCAGGGTTACAAGTATTAGTTGTAGAACAACCTGTGTTTAATGCTGTAATTCCTTGTAATTTAGGAGCTAACATTAAATTTTGTTTATATTTTACATTAGGATAAACAGTATAATTGCTCATAATATCATCAGAACGAAACATTGGTTCTAATAAAATTTTTGAAGCGTACTGCCCTTGATAATTTGCTCCTAATCCGTCTAAAGCTATATTTGCCATTTTTTAATTTTTTATTTATTTATATTTATTTTAATTTTGCTGCTAAAGCAGAAAAGAATTTGCTTTCTTTATCTTCTACCTTGTTGTCAATAACTACAGGGTCACCATCAGTTGATAGTTCAGTACCTTTAGCATCTGCTTTACTTAATAAAGCATTTAGTCTTTCTACTTCCTGAGTAAGAGTTTCTTTTTCTCCTACTAATTCAGCAACAAAACTATCTAGTTCAGTAACTTTAGCTTCAAATCCTGTAAGTTTCTCAGAAACTTCTTTTTCGTCAGCCATCATTACCTCTACCTCTTTAACATCTTCAGTTTCAGACTCATTACTAGCTTTTACTTTAGTAATAATTTCTTCAACTTTAGCGTTAAACCAATTTTTCAATTCTTCGGTCATTTTTTTACTTTTTAAATTAACACTTAGTTTATTTTGAATTTCCTTGTCTGTAATATTTTTAAACTTAGAAACGTCATATTTAGCCGCTACTTTAATAGCGTCAGAGATAGAGTCAATAAATCCTAAATTAAAAGCTTCATCAGCGCTTAACCAAGTTTCCTCGTCCATCATTTCTTTTACCCTGTTATAAGGTAGATTAGTTTTTTTAGTATAGATGTCAGCAATTTCACCGCTTATTTTATCTAATAATGCAGCAGTCTTTCTTATTTCAGTTGCCTCACCCATAGCTCCACCCCAAGCATTGTGTATCATAAATAGTGAATTTTCAGCCATAACGACCTCATCACCTGCTAATGCAATTACACTTCCCATACTTGCAGCTATTCCTTCTATATATACTGTTGTTTTTGCTGTTCTTTTTTTAAGAACATTGTAGATTGCCATACCTTCAAACACATCACCACCTACACAATTAATGTGTAAGCTCATTGGAGTATCTTTGTATGATTTAATTTCTTCAATGAAGCTTTGAGCTGTTAAGCCAAAAGTACCTATTTCATCAAAAATGTAAACGTCTGCAGACTTGTTAGACGCTTCTGCTTTAATGTTATACCAATTTTTATTCATAGACGCAAAACTATTTTTTAGTTTTCAAAAAGTTGCGCAGTTTTAGGAAAAAATTTTAGTATGTAATATTTTCAGAAGCAGATTCTTTTTTTCTTTCTTTATAAACTATACTTTGTGCTTGCCTTTCAGAAATATTATATTTAATAGATAAGTCCATAAAAGTATAAGTTCTATTACCCTCATTAGTTCTGAGCATACAATCAAAATCATATATTATCATATAGTTTCTTAACCGCTTAGGCTCTACTATGCCTTTTTCTATTAGATGTCTTAATATGTCTTTAGTTGTTGGGTCGTGCCATCTTTTAATAATTTCCTTTTCAGCTAAATCTATATAATCATAAACAACATCTACTTTATTTTGTCTTGACGCCATATTAATTATTAGATTCCCAAAATCTGTTTACATCTTCCCAAAACATTGTAACTGCTTCTCTACACCCTATACAGCCCATTCTTTGTTTTATTTGTGGAAAATGTCTATGCCATTCTTGAAACAAGAAAGTTAAACCGTCAGGGTGATACTTACCAACAGACTCCATATGTTTTCTGTTAGTTTTTACAGCATCTATTATTTTTTCTTTTTTTTCTT